GGTATGGCGTTGCGTCTTCTGCGCGTATCATGCCGGTTGATAACGGCCAGGGTGCTAATACTTCTGCGCGTATCATGCCAGTTCTTGCTCCTGATCTCAAGTATATTGTGATCTACAAAAAAGAAAAACGGAAACCTGCTCAGTAAAATAGTAGTTATTAACAAGATGAACTTCCTCGAAGGCCTCGACAATGACCTTCCTGGCATCAAGAAGGATTGGCCTACGCTATCGGAATTCTGGAAAGAGACTCTGGTAGGAACCACCGCCCTTCAAATTGATGCATGTGACCGCATCATGAAATTGACACCCGAAACTGTGCTCTCGATCTTCGCGCGTAGCGAGTTGGACGGCGAGCACGAGTTGGTGAAAAATGTCATGTTCCGGCTCAAGCTGTGGCGGTCTATTTACTAAAACGGATTTCTATCTTTTTTATTCGATAATTCAAAAGATGGACTACAATCACCCTCGCTGGCCCTCGCCGCGCGCCAAGCTGGTTGCAAAGAAGCTGAATCTCGACAACATCTCACCATGGAGTCGCGATAAGATCAAGCGACTCACACACCAGCAGGCACTCGAGCTACTGGCTAAGAAGGCAGGAAAGTCCGTCCCAGAGTTTCTGGAAATGCCCACCCAAAGCGCGTGGCTCGCCCTTGGCAGCTACACAACTTACGGTTGGCACAACTCAGACAAGGTAGCCTACGATCCTCTGTATGGACCGCAGCGCTATTAAAAATGGAAACTAAGTTTTTCTAGTTTTTTAATACAAAAATGTCACCTCTCTACTATTACGTAGTAGGCCAGACCTATGATCAACCACCAATGCTTCTGGAGTCATTTGACAACAAGACAGACGCATATGAATTTCTTAAGGCGCTGGACGAACTTCGGGAAGACGGCGAATACTTCTACGTAACCAACCACTTCCCCGGTGATATTCAGCAGCTTTAAAAACGGAAATTACCCTTTCTATTTTTATCATGATTCACCGGCACAATGGGCCAAATCATTAGCATCCCACACAACCACGGCATCGACATCTCCAGCCTTCCCGACTTTGCGAACGAAACGTTCACGGTCACGCGGAGCTCTGGCCTGCTCGACCCCGGTTGGGGTCCTTGCAAGTACTACATCGAGAACAACGGTTCTCACACGGAGTTCAAGACCATTGTCGCAGCAAAATACAAGGTAAGGCAGGACGAAGAGCCTGTCTGGCGCGTCCTCATGAACAACAAGAAGGAGGACGCAGAAGTTCTCTTCGGCTGGCGCAAGCTTTCCACAATCTGGCCCTCGTGCCTCGACGGTAACGATGAGTTGATTAAGGAATGGCAAACCGAAATGGAAGCCAAGCTCGAGCCGCTCTACGCAGCTCACTACGCATGAACTTACATGTTCTTTTTCTATTTACTGTAAATGTGGAAACCTTATCTAGAGTGCACTCTAACCCTTGAACGAATCTGGAAAGAGAGTCTTCAACGAGGTGCAAAGTTTGAAGTTGAGTATGGCAAACTATGTGAACGTCAGTGTCCCGAACACAAGATTAAACGGATGCGCTATCTTAGAGAAAACATCCTTCGTTTTAAGTATAGAGCACAGACTGCCTTTCTTGAGTTGGCGACTAGAAAACATTACAGAAGTCGGATTATTGATTTGTAAAACGGAATAATTGCCATTTTTACCTTTTAAAAACAAAATGGCACTATCCAAGATCCTAGAAGAGCTTAAGCAACAGCGTGCTCTTCTAGAAGAACTTCTAGTTCCAGTTCGCCAAGCAGCTAAGGATAAACTTGCACTCATCCAGTATGAAAAATACGAGAAGGTGGTCATTACATGCTGCGAGAATTTGGACAATGTCCGTATTCTTCGAACAACCTTATTTGAGAAGCGAAGGCATCTCGAATCCGTTGGAACCGATGAAGCCCGCGATGATCTCAGGAAATATACACTCATCGCAATAGACGAGCTAGAATCTATGCAACCAGTATGTGATTCTAATTATGTAGAACTCTTCTGCTTACCAGAAGATACAGAAATCAAGTGTAACATTCACGGTTGAAAACGGAATAAATCTAGTTTTTATCCAGAATTGAAAAAGATGGAGTATCTCTACGTTCTAAAGCTCGAGAAGAGTAAGTGGTATGTCGGAAAAACATCAGACGTAATGAAGCGCTATCAGCAGCATGTTGATGGTAAAGGCTCTGCTTGGACTACTAAGTATTCTCCTATTTCTCTGGTAGAATCTAAACCTATCTCATCCCATCATGACGAAAACAATGTTACCAAGGACTATATGAAAAAATATGGAGTGGATAATGTTCGTGGAGGCTCTTATACTCAAATCAAACTAGATGATAGTGTGATTTCAGTTCTAAATGCCGAGTTCCTCGGAAACACAGACAAGTGTTTCAAGTGTGGTCTAGCAGGTCATTTTGTGAATAAGTGTAAGAAGGCAGAAGAGCCGGAGGAAGAAGCGTGGGAGTGCGATTATTGCGACCGCACATTTACTACTCGTTTTGGATGTTCTGTCCACGAAAAATCCTGTAAGAAATCCCAACCAACTGGTGTCTGCTATCGCTGCGGACGTGAAGGCCATTACTCGCCAGACTGTTATGCTTCAACGCATAAGAATGGCTATGAGCTTTAAAAACGGAATAAATCCAGTTTTTAGTCAGAATTGAAAAAGATGTCAGACGTTATCGGAGAATACTCCCAGAAGCGCAGCACTGGAAAACATATGGAAAAATTTCGCGGATATCCGGTCAAGGATATTCCGCACAAAAAATTTATCCAGATTCACAGCCACGGACTATTGAGCAACCTTATACAGGCTTCGTTTACAGATTCATTTGTCAAGAAACAGAAATGCTTCTGTGGTGAACAAGCTAAACAAAGATGTCATAAATTGGGCTATGAACGCCCGAAACTTCTTAAGCAGGCGCTTGAGAATGTTCAACCTGACATAACAGTCTGTGTTGATTTGTATGATATTCTTGTGGAGTTCATTCGACTTCACAATAATACCACACTTGATTTCAAATGTGTTTCGTGTCACAAGAAAGAAACTTCCTCTTCAAGGAAAGTATCAAACTGAAACTATAAACTCCCAACGGAGATAGTCGCAGATTTTTTTCCAGATTTGATCGTGACTAATTAGTCGGTCGCGCGACTTGAGCAAAGGGAAGTAAACCTTATACTCATCCAGTTCCAGAAGTTCGAAAAACTTGTAGAGGATGTAGGAGTAGGAGAGGAAGTTTGTTCTGTCGTTTGGGCAATAGAGTAAGAAGGGAGCTTGAATATCTTGGAACATAGCCCTGATCTTTTCTTCAATCGCGGGGGTAATTGTTGGAGGTGGATTTCCGTTAAGTCGTGATACGATGTGGGCGGCATGTTCGTAGTATTTACTCCGATTCAATTTTTTCAGAATCTCACGAATATCCTTCTCTGTCAAATCAGCAATGTTTTGTATGCGCCGCTTCTTAATCTCGCATACAACCTCATTGGTAACCTCTTCAGGAATAATTGTAGATTCCTTTGCCTGAAACTGGTTCAAGATCTCATTCAAGTGGTTGATCTTCTTGTAAGCATAATTGTTTCGTTCCTTTGGTGGATCTCTAAACGAAGGAAAGTCGGAAACAACCATCATATATTCTTCTGAACCACAGCTTGGACAAACTAAAATCCCTTCAGCAGCAACTTCCTCACGCGCAACATTACAGCGAGAACAATGTTCTGTTTCTGTATTCTCTTCGGGTTCCACTCCAGACCCCATCTTCATTCTAGAAATATACTCATCAAACATCTGTTTTCGTGACGGACCTGTTTCAACCTGAACAACCGGAGCTAGATACTTCATGAAGGTATTGTTATCTACATGTTTAGCAGGAATGGCTGTGCTTTCTGCTTGACCGTAATATTGCAACATCAAATCAGCATTCTTGGAAAAATACTGAACTAGTTGATTATCTGACTTCAGCTCAGACTGCAAAGTTCTCAGCTTATCGTGTTTTTGTGCTAGCTTCATGATGTCTTCCATCGTTGTGCTGGCTTCTAACGCATTAATCTCTTTTTCTAAGAGGAGAATCTGTTCCTTCAGAGACTCCTGATTCGCATGAGACTCTCTTAGGGATGCAACAACCGATTGGTGAACAGAATCTAATGTTCCACCAATCGATTCCTGCTTTTGTTCTCTACTCTTCTTGATACGAAACATACTATCTGTCATTTTCTCTCCTAAATCATTCCTGTTAAAATAGATTCAGTAAAACTAGCAGTCCAGCAGCCACAATAGGAACAAGAGCAGAACTACCTTCTGTAAATCCTTCTGTTGATTTGGTGCAAGCCGAAACATCTGCCTTGGTGCAGACAGCTGGGTCGTAGTCTGGGGATAGATTTGTTGATAAGAAATATGACTTATTACCACTGGATGTCGGGCAGGTATAGCATTCACACGGTGGTGTAGAATCAGCTGCCAGCGCAGAGAATAAGCTGACAGGATTCAGACCCTCTACATCTTCTAGCATACCTGGAAGAAGACCATTAAAATCAGACGTTACTCCGCTGAGATCCTGTCTCATTGAAAGAGGGACAGTTGCAGCTCCGCTTGAGACATTATTGATATAGTTGTAGCGTGGTTGGACTGAGTTATCGGGAGCCTTGCAAACACCTCCAGTATTTACGAAATATTGATTTCCCAGCGCAGGGCCAGAGACCATATACTTCACATAGTTGATGACAGCTCCAGTATTTCTACCTACCTGTGAAAGAGTTCCATCTGAGCCTACACCCATAGAAGAAGGACCTTGGATATTTTCTGCATAGCTATAGCTGGGACCCATCACACTATCGCTTACATTGGACGGTCCAGATTCTAAGTCGCTCCAAAGACTGTTTTTGTCCATTGTTAATAAGATAGATTCAAAATGGATTAGAAGTATAACTACTAAGAAAATAGCAAATGCAGGCTACCGGAAAATTGAGAAACATTAAAGACCAATTTTATACAAAACCACATGTAGCGAAACTTTGTATAGAACTTGTGAATCAGCATCTTAATGGGTCTGAATACCTGTGGATCGAACCATCTGCGGGTTCAGGTTCCTTTCTAGATTGTGTTGAATTTGAAAAGATCGGGCTAGATATTGATCCAAAGTCAGCAAACATAGAAAAGGCAGATTTTCTAACCTGGATACCTCCTGAAAAAAAGTGTATTCTATTCGGAAACCCTCCCTTTGGACGTCAGGCATCCACTGCAAAAAAGTTTATTAAGAAGGGATGTCAGTTTGCTCAAGCAATTGCATTCATTCTTCCACGGTCCTTTACGAAGCCAAGTATGAATGGAGTATTTGACTTAAACTTTCATTGTAAACATACCACTGAACTTCAAAGGAATGCCTTCATTTTAAACGGCAGCGATTACGATGTTCCGTGTGTGTTCCAGATTTGGATAAAGGAAGATACTGAACGGATAGTAGATTCCAAAATTAAAGAAGAAGGATTCTCCTATGTAAAAGAGAATCCGGATATTGTATTCAGGCGCGTTGGGATGAATGCAGGGAGGTGTTCATTGCCAAGCGATCAAAATCCACAATCTCATCATTTCTGGAAATTAGATGAAAAATATAGGGATAGGACTTCAGACATCATTGATCGAATGAACTCTCATGTCTTCCCTAGTAATACAACGGGACCACGTAGTCTGTCAAAAACAGAAGCAAATCGGGTTATGAATTCAGTTCTTTCTAGTCTGTGAAGAAGCTATCATGATCCTTTGAAGGAATACTCCCCTTAGGATACATTTTTACTAGGTCCTCACCCTTGCTGAATTTTACCTTGATTTCTGGAAAGTTAATGTTGCTCACAATGATATAATTCATGTTTTTAACCTTTTCATCAAATTTGGCCTGATTGAATGTGCGCCCAGTTCCAATCATACT